GTTGGTATAAAGTATACACGATGTTATACGAGATGGAGTGAGAATTGAGTTTAATTTGCGTAGTAATCGGTACTGTCCCGAATAGCGTGGTGTATTTGGTTATAAGGTTGTAATTTGCATATTTTGGGGAACTGGAAAAATACCCCCTTGATTCTATTGATTTGGCGGGAATATTCTTCTTTTCAAAGGTTTTCAAGTAGCCAAAGCTGGAGCGAAATCTCTGTTACACAATGTAATACGGCTCTACTACTATAACCTTTTCTTAAATATATTTATATAAGAATAATACAAAATAATCCCCTGCGAGCCTTATAAACAAAGGTCTGCAGATTTTTCCAAGTGTCTGGAATATTTGCGCTAATTGCGCTAATTGCGCTTTTACATTAAGTTACACTAGCCTGACAATCCCACCTTCTCAACATCTCAACTTCCCAAAAATGATAGTTCCCACAAAATCAGGACAAAATAAAACCCGCAAGAAATTGCGGGCAATAAAAAACCCCGCACAAGGCGGGGTCTAAGTGAATCGGGATTGTCCCGAATCGTTTTTATTCCTCGATGCAACCTTCACGCTTCAAGATGTCGAGAATCTCGTCTTTCACTTCGTCGCTAAGCGTATCGTCAAAATCAGAATGATTGTATAGCTTAACTAAGATATTGATAATAGCGGATTCGGTTTTCTCGGTCTTAGCACCTTTGCCCGAATTGCGGGATTTGTTTAAAGTCTTTAATGCTTTACCCGAATTAACCGCTTTAAAGTATAGCTCCCAAATATCTTGCTTATAAGACTTGCTAAGATTACCAAGTGAATCGAGAAAAGCGGATTTTGCTGTCGCTGTTGCTTGGTCTTTCTTTCTACCATCTTCAAAGCGTACCCCGCCGTTATGTAAGCAAGCAATAGATTTGTTTAGGTTTTCTAATGCTGATGCCATTCCATCACTTGACGCTTTATAAGCAACGACGAACTTCGCTGAATCGTGGATAAGGTCAAGGGTTTCGCTACTGGTAAGACTAGGTTTAGTAGATTGAACCTTGACAATAGCTCCCGCCGATGTCTTAACGATTGAATTGATTACTTTAGATTGTGTTGATGTAGTCATGATGTATTACCTTTCTTAAATAGGATAGAACCATTCCATCCATAACTAAACTATATCAAAGTTTTTAAACCCCGTCAAATTATAAATACATCAATCGTAAGTCATTGTTTTATATAGGTTTAATACTTGACTAAGTTATAAGGTTATTACTTGGTTTATCCATTCAATCAACCCTTTTCGGGACTGTAACGAATGACTAATTGTTTTAAATAGTTCTAAAAAGGTTTTTTTGCGCCACGATTTTTTTATTTTTTAAATTGATTTTGACGACCCCCACCCCCAAAATTTTGAATTGGGACTCCGACGGTTCTACTAATACTCGAATTTGCACAGCCAACTATAGATTTTCTAGCCGATGCCCCCCTATCAAAATCAAATTCAATACCCCCGGGGGGTATATATTTTTTATAAAACCACCTCAAAAAAATAATACTGTAACCCTATGATTACAAATAAAAAACCCGTGCAAACATGTGACATCGACCGGCATAAAGTGCATGAAATTTCAATAAAACTGATACCCATAGGTATCAAAACATGCGCATAATTAATACACATAGGTATAAAAAAGTTTCCCGAACGGGAATAAATGCCTAAAAAATAAGCAAAAACAACTAAATCTTCCCGAACGGGAAATACTAGACAAATAAAAAACTGTCTAGTAACAATGCTGCACTACAACAAATGTATCGTATAATATACATTATTAACCCCTATTAGGAGAAACCCTATGTATGACTTTTTTAAACCAATTGAATTAAACAAGACCTATCAGCAAACCGAAAAAGCAATTAAAGACGCATACCATTTTTGGTTAGACGTTGCGATTGATACCCTCAAGCTATACAAAACTAAGTAATACCTAGGGCCTTCGGGCCCTTTTTTGTAGTTACAAGTACCCCCCGGAAATAACGTTATAACTACACGTTAAAAAATCTTTGTGTTACACTTCACATAACCGGAGTGCACCCAAACTTTTCCTCCTATGACAACTGAGATACATGTATCACCAGAATTAACTGTTCCTATTCCAGTGGATCTAACTCCGCAGGAAGCTAAGTCATTGTATGAACAGGCTAAAGCCGCATTTAATACGGCAGAGTTTCTATACTCCAATGGTTTAAAGCTAAGACCCGATAAAAAAGAAGACCAGGCTGCGCAACGTGAAGCGGCTAAACAAGCAACGGGCAGTCCAGATGCACAACGCCGACCATTTAATGCCAAAACAGCTTTGTGGTTGAATGATCTGTTGGATAAATACAACAATGCTGTAGTAGAAGATACGATTCGCCTCAAAACCTACGTAACTACACGCTTAGTTGAGGAATCAGACCCCGTTTCGTTGGGTCAAAAGGCTGGAGACAGGCTAAGAGCGCTAGAAAGTCTAGGCCGACTCACACAATTGGGTATGTTTGCAGACAAACTAGAAGTAAATGTGTCCCATAAGAGTACAGATGAGCTAAAACAAGAGCTTGCTAAGAAATTAAACAGGTATATGGGCCTAGCAGAAGAAGTTCCAGCGCAGGAAATTAAACAAATAGAAGAAAAAAAGCCGATAACTATTGATCTGAACAAGAAATTAGGTAAAGTTGAGCTAGGTGGCGGTGATGATATTGTGGAATTAGATGACTGATACCGTTATCCAAGCTGAATTAGACCCGATTGAGATTCTAAAAAGTCTATCTCCGGAAGAACGTGCCCGTTTTTTAAAGGACATGCCGGCTGAAGAAGCTGCATCTACGTTAGAAATACTAGAAGAACTAGATACTCGGGATGCAAGGGAAGAAGTCCAGCAAGACTTCATGAAATTTGTTAACAGCGTCTGGCCTGAGTTTATTCATGGAAGGCACCATGAGAAAATGGCAAAGGCTTTTGAGGATGTAGCCAATGGTACATGTAAACGTCTCATCATTAATATGCCTCCCCGTCACACTAAGTCTGAGTTTGCTTCTTATTTGCTACCAGCTTGGTTCCTCGGGAAGTTTCCTCAGAAGAAAGTTATCCAAACTTCGCACACCGCTGAGCTGGCTGTGGGCTTTGGCCGTAAAGTTAGGAACCTGGTGGACAACCCTCTGTATAGACGCCTTTTCCCTGCTATTGAACTCCAGTCAGACTCAAAGGCGGCAGGCCGTTGGAATACTAATTTTGGCGGTGATTATTTCGCTATCGGTGTGGGCGGTGCTGTTACTGGTAAGGGAGCTGATCTTCTCATCATTGACGATCCACATTCTGAGCAAGAGGCTGCCATAGCTGCATTCAATCCAGAAGTCTACGATAAAGTTTATGAGTGGTTTACCTCTGGTCCTCGTCAGCGTTTACAACCTGGAGGCTCTATTGTAATCGTGATGACCCGCTGGTCGATGCGGGACTTGACTGCTCAGGTAGTAAAAAGTGCAGCCCAGCGTGGTGGGGATGAATGGCGTGTGATTGAGTTGCCAGCCATTTTGGATAGCGGCAAACCGCTTTGGCCAGAGTTTTGGTCCCTTAAAGAACTTGAAGCCCTACATACTGAATTACCTAACGCCAAATGGATGGCACAATATATGCAACAGCCGACGAGCGATAGCTCGGCGATTGTGAAGAGAGAGTGGTGGAAAATTTGGGAAGCCGAAAGACCTCCCGCTTGTGAATATATTATTCAGTCTTGGGATACGGCCCACGAAAAGAAAACCGTAAATGACTTCTCAACTTGCACAACCTGGGGTGTTTTCTACAATGAGGAAGACCACAACCTACCAAACATTATCCTTTTGGACTCCTATAAGGAGCGCTTGGAATTTCCGGACCTCAAGGCGAAAGCGTATGAACTATACGAAGCGTATGAGCCGGACTCTCTTATTGTTGAGAAAAAGGCGGCTGGTGCGCCTCTCATTCAAGAACTTAGAAGGATGGGAATCCCTGTCGGGGAATTTAGTCCGGGGAAAGGTCAGGACAAGATTTCGAGGTTAAATTCAGTTGCAGATTTCTTTGCATCTGGTAAAGTATGGGCTCCAGCTACACGCTGGGCAGAAGAGCTGATAGACGAGGTTGCGGCATTCCCTTCGGGCGAACACGACGACTTAGTGGACTCAATGACATTAGCGCTAATGAGATTTAGGCAGGGGGGCTTTTTGCGCTTACCTACCGACGAACCAGAAGAGATTAAATGGTTCAAATCTAAAAGAGGCGCTGGGTATTATAACGTTTAAGGACAAACGACATGGCAATAGATAAAGGCATTTACCAAGCCCCGGCAGGGATCGCAGATACACAAGAGCCAGCACTCGAGATTGAGATTCTTGGCCCAGGTGATGAAATCGGTGACACCGAGAGTGGTATCGAAGAAGAGGACACAGGTTCCGACAAGTTTAATGAAAACCTTGCTGAGGACATGGATGAACGTGAACTTCAGTCTATTGCTAGTGAATTAATTGGTTTGTTTGATGCAGACGTGTCTGCTCGTAAAGATTGGGCTGATACCTATGTCGAAGGTCTAAAACTATTGGGATTAAAGTATGAGGAAACTACTGAACCATGGGCGGGTGCCTGCGGGGTGTACCATCCAATGCTTGCTGAAGCGGTGGTCAAGTTCCAGTCCGAAGCTATTATGGAGACCTTTCCGGCGATGGGTCCCGTTAAGACAAAAATTATTGGAAAAGAGACTACGAGCAAGAAAGAGGCATCATACCGTGTATCGGAGGATATGAATTATCGCTTGACTGAGCAGATGAGCGAGTATCGCCCAGAGCATGAAAAGCTTTTATGGAATTTGCCTTTAGCTGGTTCAGCATTTAAAAAGGTGTATTTTGACCCAGCCCTTGGCCGTCAAGTAGCAATGTTTATACCTGCAGAAGATTTAGTTGTTCCTTATGGCGCATCAAACTTAGATAACGCTGGTCGCATCAGCCACGTAATGCGCAAGACCAAGAATGATGTGAAAAAGCTTCAGGCTGCTGGCTTTTGGCGTGATATTGATTTGGGCGAGCCAACAAACATTCTTGATGACATCGAGAAACGCAAAGCAGAAGAGCAAGGATTTACTGCAACTACAGATAATCGTTTCAGAATTATTGAGATGCACGTGGACTATGATCTACCCGGGCACGAAGATGAGGACGGAATTGCACTACCTTACATCATTACTATAGAAAAGAGCACCGGAAGAGTGCTTGCGATTCGCCGCAACTGGTATGAGGGTGATAACCTTAAATTGAAACGTACACATTTCGTGCACTATCAATACGTACCGGGATTTGGATTTTATGGATATGGACTCATTCACCTCATTGGCGGTTATGCTCGTTCCGCTACTACTATTATTCGCCAGCTCGTCGACGCAGGGACCCTCAGCAATTTACCGGGCGGTCTCAAAGCACGAGGCTTACGGGTTAAGGGAGACGACACCCCAATCAGCCCAGGAGAATTCCGAGATGTAGACGTACCATCAGGTGTCATTAAAGACAACATTATGCTCCTGCCGTATAAGGAGCCTAGCCAAACTTTGATGGCGTTATTCAATCAAATAGTTCAAGAAGGTCGTGCATTTGTTTCCGCCGGAGATCTCCAGGTATCTGATATGGGTGGTAATGCACCTGTTGGAACTACTTTGGCTATTTTGGAGCGCACCCTCAAGGTAATGTCGGCTATCCAAGCCCGTTTGCATTACTCAATGAAGCAGGAGTTCAACCTCCTCAAAGTAATTATTGCGGACTACACAGATGAGGATTATGAATATGAACCTGAAGATGGTACTCCAGCAGCTAAAAAATCGGATTACGATGATGTTGAGGTTTTACCGGTTAGCGACCCTAATGCGAGCACGATGGCGCAGAAAATCGTACAGTATCAAGCTGTGCTCCAACTGGCTCAATCGGCACCGCAACTCTACAACCTCCCGCTCCTCCACCGCCAGATGATTGAAGTTCTTGGTATCAAGAATGCTCAAAAACTTGTACCAATGGCAGAAGACCAAAAACCTGCTGACCCAGTCACAGAGAATCAAAATATTCTCATGATGAAGCCGGTTAAGGCGTTTAGCTACCAAGACCATGAAGCGCATATCCAGGTCCACATGGCGGCAATGCAAGATCCTAAGATCCAAGCGTTACTACAAAATAACCCACAAGCTCAGCAGATTGGCTCGGCTATGATGGCTCACGTCAATGAGCACTTAGGTTATGCGTATCGTGCACAGATTGCACAACAGATGGGTATGCCAATGCCTCCACAGCAACTTGATGATAGGGGTGAAGAGGAAGATGTTGAATTTACTCCAGAGATGGAAGCTCAGTTAGCTCCGATGATGGCCCAAGCTGCACAGAAATTGCTACAGCAAAACCAGCAAGCTCAACAAGCCCAGCAAAATGCTCAGCAACAACAAGATCCGATTATCCAGATCCAAATGCAAGAGCTGCAAATCAAGCAACAAGAGCAACAGCGTAAAGCTACTAAAGACCAACAGGACTTCCAGCTCAAGCAAGAACAGTTACGTATCGAAGAAGAGCGTATCAAGTCTCAGGCTTTGATTGCTGCAGGTAATGCTATTAATCAGGCAGGCATGAGCCAGGCTAAACTTAAAGCCCAACGTATCCAAAAAGGTGGCGAGATTTTAGGTAAGGCAGTAGAAAAAGATGCCCAGCTTAGACATGAGAAAAACGCTCAAGGACGCCAACACCTCCACGAGATGATGAAGACTGAACAACTAGCTGAGATGCAACCAGCACAACCAAAAAAGGAAACTAAAGAGTGACCGAGTATGAATACCTAGTCCGAGAGTTAAATCTAATGATCGAGTCTAGAGCACAATCCGTTGCCGATGGCAGCTGCAAAGCGTACGATGAGTACAAACACACAACAGGGATTATCCGTGGTCTTGCCCTGGCTGTGGATTTTATTAAAGACCGTGAGCAAAAAACAAAGGATGAAGATGAGTGACATCATTATCAGCGATGCCTTGGGGAATCTCTCAAAGCTACCTGAAAAACCTGAAGCAAAAGCAACACAACTTCCAAAAGCTGCTGGCTACCATATCTTGTGTATGGTTCCACAGGTTGAAGAAGAGTATGAAAGCGGTTTATTAAAGTCAGCGGTAACACAGCAACACGAAGAAGTCCTAACACCCGTGCTTTTTGTTATGGACATTGGACCTGATGCTTATGCCGACAAAGAGCGTTTTCCCAGCGGTCCGCTGTGCAAAGTTGGTGACTTCGTGTTGATTCGCCCTAGTTCTGGTTCACGCCTCAAGATTCATGGCCGTGAGTTCAGAATTATCAACGATGATTCCGTAGAAGCCGTAGTAGAAGATCCTCGTGGCATTACGAGAGCATAAAGGAGGTTTACATGTCTGAAGAATTTGGGGCTGTAACTTTTGGTAAGGGCGGTAAGGTTATCCCTCTAGGTGGTACTGAGGGCGATACTTTTGAGTTCCCTGACGAAATTGCAGCCAGAGAAGAAGTACAAAAAGAAGCAAAGGCGGCGCCTGAGGTAGATATTGAGATTGTTGATGATACTCCTCCAGAAGACCGTGGTCGTGAACCAATGGAAGCTGATGCAGCAGCTATTGATGATGAAGATGAACTACTTAGTTATGACAAGAAAGTTCAAAAACGCATTAAGAAGCTAACCAAAGGCTACCATGACATCCGTCGTGAGAAAGAAGAAGCTCTCAAAATGCGTGAAGAAGCGCTTAGAGTGGCTCAATTCTTGGTTGATGAGAACAAACGCATCCAAAATACCCTGCATGAAGGTAGTAAAGTATTCATTCAGCAAGGTCAAGAAGGTGCCGAAGCAGCTCTTATTTTGGCTAAAAAGGCGTACAAAGAGGCTTATGAGGCCGGAGATAGCGACGCCCTAGTAGATGCACAACAAGCAATGGCAGAAGCAACGCTAAAGCTTGATCGTGCTAAAACTATGCAGCCAATTCAACCAAAAGAACAGGAATTCCAGCTTCCAACGTATGCACCAGAAGCACCAGCACAGGATCCTAAGCTAACAAAATGGCTAGATGCTAACGACTGGTACGGTGGTGAAACAGCTGAAGAAGATGAAATGACTGGTCTCGCTATTACGATCCATAACCGTCTTGCAAAAGAATTTGGTGAAAAATATGTTGGATCCGATGAGTATTACTCAAAAATCAGTGATACAATCCGGAAAAGATTCCCCGATTATTTCGGGAGCGACGATCAAGAAGTTGAAGAAGTACAAGAAACAAAACCGGTTAAGACCCGTGCCAAACCCGCTGCCAGTGTTGTAGCTCCTGCTACTCGCTCAGTTGCCCCCAAGAAAGTACAACTTACGCCTACTCAGGTACAGATTGCGAAGCGCTTAGGTGTGCCTCTAGATCTTTATGCCAAGAAGGTTGCCGAACAAATGAATGGAGATAGATAATGGTTAAGAAAACCCGTGAATTAGAAAGTCGTGAAACTGAAGTACGTCCAATTGATAGTTGGGCACCGCCTCAGTTGTTACCAACGCCAGATCCTCGTGAAGGCTGGGCACATCGTTGGGTTAGAACTTCTACTATGGGCTCTGCTGATCCCATGAATGTCTCAGCTAAGCGTAGGGAAGGTTTTGAGCCTGTTAAGGCTGAGGATTATCCTGAACTTATGAGCCATGCTTCCGTTGATGGACAGTTTAAAGGCTCAATTGAAATTGGTGGTTTAGTTTTATGTCGTGCTCCAAAAGAGTTTATGGAACAACGTGCTGCTTATTACAGCAAGTTAAATAATTCTCAAATGGAGTCCGTAGACAATAACTTCATGGCCCAGAATGACCCACGTATGCCGATGTTTAAAGAGCGGTCTACTAAAGTTACTTTTGGAAAAGGAAGTTAATTTTTAATTTAATTTAAGGAGCTTTTTATGAGCACAGTATCGGCCCCATACGGGCTTAAACCAATCAGTTTGATTGGCGGTCAATCCTTTACTGGCGGCACAATCCGTGAGTATTTATTGACCACAAATAACACCGCACCTATTTTTAATGGTGACTTGGTGCAATTAGGCGCATCTGCTGCTGGCCAACCTACAGTCGTTACAGCTACTCCAGTAGTTGGTACACAAGTTGGTTTGGTTGGTGTTTGCGTAGGTGTTCGTTATCAATTGGCTGGCCAACAACTCGGCTATCCTTTGTATGCGCAATACTTGCCAGCTAACGCTGTAACAGCAGGCTACACAAACATTTTCATTCGTGTAGTTGAAGACCCAGATCAGTTGTATCAAGTTCAAGCCGCTGGTTCCGTAGGTTACGGTTCTATTGGTAAGACAGCAGCATTGGGTAACTTCACAGGCGGCACAGGTTCTACAACTGGTTCTACAACTACAGGTAACTCTGTAATTAACGTAACTGGTACATTATCTAGTGGCGCTTTGACTGTAAGCAATGCTAATACAGCAGCAGTAAAAATCGTTGACTTGGTTAACTCCAGCTCAACATTCGGTGGTAACTTCCCATCGAACCCAGGCGATGCATACACAGATTTGATCGTTAAGATCAACTTTGGTGCGCATTCTTATTATCAAGCTGCTGGTACAGCTAACTAATTAAGGAGCTAAATAATGGCTATTTCACGTTCACAACTCCTTAAAGAGTTACTCCCAGGTCTGAATGCATTGTTCGGATTAGAATACGCACGCTACGGCGAAGAGCACAAAGAGATTTACGAAACTGAATCTTCTGAGCGTTCTTTCGAAGAAGAAACCAAGTTGTCCGGTTTCTCTGCAGCCCCTGTTAAAAACGAGGGCGGCGCTATCTCTTACGATAATGCACAAGAAGCATGGTCCACACGCTACTCACACGAAACCATCGCTTTAGGTTTCTCAATCACTGAAGAAGCGATTGAAGATAACTTGTACGACAGCTTGTCTGCTCGTTACACTAAAGCATTGGCTCGTGCTATGGCTTACACCAAGCAAGTTAAAGCTGCATCTGTATTGAATAATGGTTTCAACACCTCTGGTTCGTACAACGGCGGCGACGGCGTATCTTTGTTCAACACTGCTCACCCATTGGTTTCTGGCGGCACAAACAGCAACACTGCTGCTGTACCTGTCGACTTGAATGAAACTTCTTTGGAAGCTGCTGTTATTCAAATTGCTGCTTGGACTGACGAGCGTGGTCTTTTGATCGCTGCTAAACCACGTAAATTGGTAGTTCCACCTGCTTTGATGTTCGTTGCAACTCGTTTGCTCGAAACTAAATTGCGTGTTGGTACAACTGATAACGATATTAGCGCTATCAACAACAACGGTACAATTCCTGAAGGTTACACAGTTAACCACTTCTTGACCGACACAAACGGCTGGTTCTTAACTACCGACGTTCCAAACGGTTTGAAGCACTTCGAGCGTACACCACTCCAGAATTCTATGGACGGTGACTTCGACACAGGTAACGTACGTTACAAATCCCGTGAGCGTTACAGCTTCGGTTGGTCAGACCCACTCGGTGTCTGGGGCTCTTCCGGTTCTAACTAAAATAGAACTAGAGTCAATGAGAACCCCGCTCACAAGGCGGGGTTTTTTGTTTCTTCGTAGTGATGTACCCTATGGCAGTTAGCGCATAAGACTACGCACTTTTTAACCTCTTCCATTGCAGCAGCGTAACAACCACTGCTGACTAGTTTACTGACTAGGTTTTCTTTTTCGTTTGGGTTTGTGTGGTGGAAATCTAGGGCTGCAATATGGGAAAACCCACACTGCGTGCACTTAAGGGAAGTTTTAAAATCTACCCATTTTGCTTTTCCTATAGCTCTACTAGCTTTGCTTACGGCTATTACTTTTTCTTTATTAGCTAAATAATATTCACGGCTGCGTTGTTGATGATACGCTTTTCTTACGCTCTCGTCTTTGTACGGCATCAGCATTTACCTTATATTTCCAATATATTGCGTTTCTGAAAGACCACTTATTTGCAGGAGTATATATCTTAAAGCCAGCATTAATCAAAGAGTTGCTTGATGCGGGGTTATTTGTTGTATCTGTGATACACCAGTTCCAACCAAGTCGTTTTGCTTGGGATAGTCTAGCTTTAATTAAACGCAATTGAAGTCCATGACCAGTAAAGCCACCCATTACACCAGCCCTGCATAAGTACCCTGTATCGGTCCACTTGATCGAACGCACCAGACCCGCAAAAGCCACGGGCTTCCCACACTCTGCGTAGGCTATCCACCAATGGCCCCGAGTCGGTTGGTAAGGTTGGTCTTCCGGCAAAATCTTTTTCTGAAGAAAGAGAAGTAGACTCTGAATTGCTGGGTTTCTTATATCGACTTTTTTCACTGTGAATTTCATTGCCCATACCCCGTCCAAATTATTTATCTGATTTTGGATATTTTACCTAAAAAGGGTGTTGCAAAAATTAAAAATAGGGTAAACTACAGGAAACCGGGAAACCCGGCTTATTAGACTGCCCCGGCAGATACCATACAAACTAGTAAGCCTTATCGTATGGAGATTTATTATGGGATTTGCTACACATTTAGGCCCTTGGCTATTAGGTACTGTTAAAAACACAACTGGCACTACAGCTGGTACTGTTCGTAATACAGGCGCAACGGTAGTTGCACAGACTATTCCTTTCACATATACTGGTATTAATACCGCATTGACTGGCACAATTGGTGCTATTCCTGCAGGTGCTTGTGTTACTGGTGTTCAAATCATCACTTCTACAGTATTTAGCGCTGCTACTACTTTGAAGATTACTATTGGTGGTGTTGATTTTGCTGCTGCCTCAACTATTACTTCTGTTGGTTCTATTACCCAGGCTTTATCTGCTGGTTTTGCTCCTACATCTGTAAACGTTGGCACAACCGATGCGTTAATTACTTACACAGCTACTGAAGCTTCTGCTTTGACAACTGGTGCTGCTACTGTTGTTATCACTTATGTAGTTCGTGATTCAAACGGTAACGCTAATCCAACAACATATCAGGCTTAATCTCTGATGGGGGGCTTGTCCCCCTTGTTTAACTTTATTGGAGATTAATTATGGCAATGCAAACTGATGTATTATCAACATCATTAAGTTCTAGTGGTTCAGTATATGGCGCTAGAACTAGAGTACGTGGTTTAGTTATAACACCTGGAGCTTCTGCAGGAAGTGTAACTTTACTAGACGGTGGTTCTGGTGGTACAAGCAAAATGGTTATTAATACACCAGCAGCTGGGCAGCCCTTTAATGTACTGATACCTGGAGAAGGCGTATTATTTTCTACTACTATTTACGCTACTTTATCTAACGCCACGGTTACAGTATTCTATGGCTAAGAAAAAAGGTGTCTCGCTTGCAGTTGGTCGTGGTGAAAAGTTGCCTGTATCCAAGGGCGCTGGGCTTACTGCCAAAGGTCGTGCTAAGTATAATGCGGCTACTGGCAGCAATTTAAAAGCTCCACAACCCGAAGGGGGTCCTCGCAAAAAGTCGTTCTGCGCAAGAATGTCTGGAATGCCAGGTCCGATGAAAGATGAAAACGGCAAGCCTACAAGGAAGGCTGCTAGTTTAAAGCGGTGGAAATGCTAATGAATGATATAGACCCAATTTCAACTGCTAGGGAACTAGCAACTCACGCTAACGATATTGAACACCTGCAAGCGGATATGGATAAGATGGTTAACGAGATGAAAGAAATCAAAGAAGCCATTCAAGCTATCCAAAAGACGCTTGCTGAGGCTCATGGCGGTTGGCGACTATTACTAGGCGTAGGCGGTGCAGCAGCACTTATTGGCGCTATTATGGCTAATCTGTTTCAAGGTTTTTGGAGCAAATAATGCCAAGCACATCAAAGAAACAGCATAACTTAATGGAAGCCGTGGCACATAGCCCTGCTTTTGCTAAGAAAGTCGGAATTAAACAATCCGTAGGTAAAGATTTTGTTGCTGCGGATAAAGGTAAAAAGTTCGGTGTAGGCGGTGGTATTCGTGAAGATTTACAGACTATTAATAAAAAGAAAACAGATCACGGTGATACAAAGCTATTTAAAAAAGGTGGTAAAGCTATGGAAAAAGAATCTAAAGCGGAAATGCGTAAAGAAATGGCAGAAGACAAAAAGCAAGACGTTGCCATGATTAAAAAAGCATTTAAAGAACATGATGCCCAAGAACATAAAGGTGGTAAAGGTACTAAGATTACTCTTAAAAAGGGCGGTAAAGTACGTGGGGATGGTATCGCCCAAAAGGGTAAAACTAAAGGACGGATGTGCTAAATGGCTACTAAACCACTACAACAAGACGAAAACGGTAACATTATTAATGATACTGAAACCCAAAAAAATCAAAAGGGTTATGCTAATTACGAAAAGCAACAACAATCAGCTCAAAAAGCTATGGAAGATAAAGATACTAAGTTTAAAGAGTCTATTAAAACTGGTGTTGAAAAAGTCCGTGGTGTACTAGGTTTGAAAAAAGGCGGTAAAGTACGTGGTTGCGGTATTGCACAAAAAGGTTTAACTAAAGGAAGAATAGTATGAAAAAGACAGGTCCAATCGAAGCTGGCGTAGAGCCAATTATCCATAAAACATTAGCCGAGTCTGTAGCTATGCACGCATCTGGTTATAAGCCTCATGCTACAGTATATGGCGAACATGCTGCTAGCTTTAAAAAACATGACGACCATATCAAGTCGTTTTGTACTGGTGGCGCTATGAAGGCTAAGAAGTAATGAAGGCTTCCCGTGGAATGGGCGCTATTAGTCCTAAAAAGGTTCCAAAAGGTTCCGAATCCGCCGTCCTTGCAAAAGGCGGTAAAGTTGGGCTATACGAAAATATTCATAAAAAGCAAGCTCATATTGCAGCTGGTTCTGGTGAAAAAATGCGTAAGCCTGGGGCTAAAGGGGCGCCTACTAAAGCGGACTTTATTAAATCAGCTAAGACTGCGAAAAAATAATGGCTACTAAAAATTGGATTAAAGATGCAATTAAAAAACCTGGCTCCTTGAAAAAGGCGTTGGGTGTTGCTGCTGATAAAAAGATTCCGTCAAGCAAACTAGCTGCAGCTGCAAAGAAACCCGGCAAGATGGGTAAGCGGGCTAGGCTTGCGGAAACCCTTAAAGGATTTAAATAATGCCATTACTAGCTAGTCGTAAAAAAAGTGACCGTACAGCAGCTATGCAGGCAGTCCAAACAGTACCTACCCCAAAGCTAAGTGCTTCGCCTTCTACAGCAGCGCCAGTAGCCGGAGATACTCCTATGGTTTCCCCGCAGGCTATGAAAAAAGGCGGTAAAGTAGCAGGTAAACTTGCTAAACGTGGATATGGAATCTCTAAATAATGACTACAACAGGTACCTCATCGTTTAATCTAGACCTAAATGACCTCGTAGAAGAGGCGTTTGAGCGTTGCGGAAAAGAGCTGCGCACTGGATATGATTTGCGTACTGCACGTCGTTCTTTAAACTTATTAACTATTGAGTGGGCTAACCGGGGTATCAACCTGTGGACTATTGAACAGGGCGTTATTCCTTTGATTCAAGGTGTAAATACTTATGACTTACCTGATGACACAATTGACTTACTTGAACACCAAATTAGAACTAATTCTGGTCAAACTAACAACCAAACTGATATCACCATCAGTCGCATCAGTGTATCTACCTACTCTACAATCCCTAATAAGCTAAGCCAAGGGCGCCCTATTCAAGTATGGATTAACCGTCAAAGTGGCGCCTTATACCCTACTGGTAATAACCCTGATAGGCACCCTCAAATCACTGTTTGGCCCACTCCAGACCAAGGTACGGTAGGTAACCCTTACTATAACTTCGTTTACTGGCGTATGCGCCGTATTCAGGATGCTGGACAGGGCGTTACTACCCAAGATATACCTTTCCGTTTCTTAAACTGCATGGTGGCTGGACTGGCTTACTATTTGTCTATTAAACTACAAGGTGTTGACTTACAGCGTATTGCTGGACTTAAAGCAGATTATGAAGAGCAGTTTGACTTAGCAGCGCAAGAAGATAGAGAAAAGGCACCGATTAGGTTTATCCCTCGTCAAACGTTCTTAGGTAGTAAATAATGACAACTCAGTTTGCATCCGGCCGGTTCGCAATTGCTGAATGTGACCGTTGCGGGTTTCGTTATAAGTTAGTTACACTCAAAAAGCTGACTATTAAGACCAAGAATGTTAGTATTAAAGTATGCCCAGAATGTTGGGAAATGGATCAACCTCAGTTACAATTAGGGATGTATCCGGTCAATGACCCACAAGCTGTACGGGAGCCACGCCGAGATAATAGCTACTACCAATCAGGCAACAATGGTTTGGATGTAAATGTAAATGGGGGTACTAGCGTACTAGCAAATGGTACTCCTAGTGGTGGTAGCCGAGTGTTTCAGTGGTCTTGGAATCCCGTAGGAATGAAGTACGATTTTGGGGAAACTCAAAATTATTTAAGAGCTGTAGGTAATGTAGGCCAAGTAACAATTAATTAGGAGTAGGACATGGCAAAATTTGATGGTGTTATTAGCAAGGGTGCAACCAAAGGTAAAAACCTAGGTGACTCAGGCCCTAATGCAAAAATTGATAAGGCAAATAAAAGCCTTGGTAAAACTAATGAAGAAATGAAGGCCGATGGTCGTAACCGTGCTAAGTTAGCTAACCAGTTTGGTTCAGTTAACCTCAAAGGTAAAGGACGCTAATCATGGCTATTAACAATAAACCTGCTGAAGTATATGCTAAACCTCATACAATGAGTGGCAAAGCTGTTAGTAATGAACTACCTGCTATGTCTACAGAAACTGGTGTTGAGTTTATTAATAAGTCAAATATTGCTGTTGGTAATGTCAGCAAAACTGGCCGTGCTACAGTTAAAACTGATGGCGTTAAACAACGTGGATCTGGCGCTGCTACTAAAGGCTTTACTTCACGTGGGCCGATGGCCTAATAAAGGTATACCCTAATGGATTACACAACTTTATTCAACACTATTAAGACCTATACGGAGAATGATTTTCCGACTACGGTTTTTACTGGTGACGATAACCAAAGTACTATTAATTCGTTGGGGTCAACCCAGATTAACACCTTTATTCAGCAGGCTGAAGAGCGGATTTATAACACCGTTCAGATACCTTCTTTGCGTAGAAACGTAACGGGCACACTTACTATTTCTAATCCGTATTTATCTTGCCCATCAGACTTTTTATCTAGCTATTCTTTAGCAGTTGTAGATGCTACTGGTAACTACACATATTTGCTAAATAAAGATGTTAACTTTATTCGTGAGTCATACCCAACACAGTCATATACCGGTACTCCTAAGTACTATGCATTGTTTGGTCCACAGCTTAGCTATCCAAATGAGTTGTCTTTCCTTTTAGGACCAACTCCAGACCAAAACTACCAAGCTGAACTGCATTATTTCTTCTACCCGCCTTCAATCGTTAAAGGTATTATTACTGCCTATAACGTAACCCAAGCAGGTAGTGGGTATGTAAATGGTATCTATTACAACGTATCTCTTACAAATGGTAATGGTACCGGTGCAGTTGCAGATATTACTATTAGCGGTAATGCTATTACAGCGTTTACTCTTGTAGATGGTGGGTCTTTATATCAAGTAGGAGACCAATTAAGCGCTCCTGCTACTAGCCTTGGCGGTACTTCTACAACTAATTTCTATATTACAGTAGAAGGTGTAAATAACGATACTGGTACTAGCTGGCTTGGCGATAATTATAGCCCTGTTCTGTTATACGGAACACTAGTAGAAGCATATACATTTATGAAGGGTGAACAAGATATTATTGCCCAATATACTGCCAAATACCAAGAAGCTATGGGTCAATTGAAACGTTTGGGCGATGGCCTGGAGCGTGGCGATGCTTACCGTGGTGGCCAAACTAAACTTAATTACAACACTCTATAATGTCTATTGCACAGACCCAGACAACGGTATTTAAGCAAAACTGCCTTAGCGGGTTAGAAAACTTTGCTATTGGTACCCCATATACATATAAGATTGCCCTATATACAAGCCTGGCAAACCTAAACGCATCTACCCTAACCTATACAACAACAGGGGAGATTACAGGTACTGGGTATACAGCTGGGGGTAAAGTTCTGACTATTTCTCAACCCCCAATAGCTGACAATGCTAGTAATACGGCTTTTATTTCATTTGCTAATGTAACTTGGAACCCAGCAGTCTTTACTGCAGCAGGGGCTTTAATATACAATAGCACTACAAATGCGGCTGTAGCGGTCTTAGATTTTGGCGGTCCTAAGACTCAAAATGGGTTAAATACATTTACAATTACATTTCCAACGGCGACTTCAAATACCGCCATTTTAAGCATTAGTTAAGGAACTTTTATGAGCAATGAAAAATCGTTATTTGGAGACAGCGTAGAAGCGACTGTAGCCCGTGGCGCTGGATCCACCGAAATGTTTGGCCTAGAAGGTGTTTATACAGCCGAATGCCGTGATGCCCAAGGCAACTTAAAATGGTCTGATAGCATTAATAATTTGACCACCAACGTAGGGCGCCAAAGCCTTTTAAATTCATACTTTGCTAACACTGGTGGTGGCGCAATTGTTATGGGTTTAATGGGGACAGGTACCCCTGCCTACACAGATACGCAATCTAGCCATACTACTTGGTTAGAAGTTGGCGGTGCTAATGCCCCTACTTATTCTGGAACCCGCCCAACCCCAACATTTAGCGCTGCTACTAATGCTAATCCAGCTGTTTTATCTACAAGCGCCGCAGTAATTTTTACAATGACTGGTTCTGGTACTGTTGCAGGTGCATTTATTAATATTGGTGGTTCTTCTACTATTGATAGTACAACAGGCGTGTTATTTAGTGCTGGTGACTTTACTGCTGGTTCTAAAACAGTTACTGCTGGCGATACTATTAACGTAACCTATACATTGTCTGCAGCGGGTTAATAGATGACCTTTGTAGTCTCAGATAGAGTCCGAGAAACCACTAGCACAGGCGGTACAGGTGCTATGACTTTGGGGGGGGCATTCCCCGGGTTTACCACTTTTACCGCCGCTATCGGCGG